ATGTCAAACTTGACGCTGTTTCCATCCTGCGGTTTTGAAACTTAGGATCGCGATTTACCATCGCTTCGCACATTGTAATTGAGTCAACAATCTGCGAAGTCATGTCGTCACGATTTAATGTGTCAGCGACACTTGCTTTAAGCTGACCGTAATTTGACAATGCCATTCAACTTTTCCTTTATGCGTTTTGTCGCCGTTGCTGGGGTCCAATCGTTCATGACCTCAACCGATTTATAGAGCGGCATATTCATTACCGTATGACACCAGGACGGCGCTTTTGATCCGAGCACTAGTGTCTGTACGCCAAGAGCACCGGCAAGATGCACAACTGTATTCGGCACACTGACAACAAGATCCAGCTCGCTTACGAGCGCCGCTGTGTTGTCGTAGTCAAGTGACCTGCCAGTAATATAATCAAACGCTTTGACGGCGTGCTGTTCTGTATCTTCAAAATGTGTATGTTCAAGCGAAACAAACTTAGCGTCGATGCGTTTGAAACTCGCCATCAGTTTTTTCAGTTCTACACTCCGCGCCATCGCACCAGTGTGTCGTAATCCACCGGTCCAGCTAATACCGATCTTTTGTTTTTTGCCTAATGAGCCAAGCAGGGCTCGCGTCATTAATCGACGCTCTGGGTCAGCCAATAAATAAGGGTGGCCCCTGTAACTCGCAGCTGACGGCCTATAATAAAGCGGCAGTGATCCAAGCGGAATGGAACCAGCATTGCCGGGAGCTCTCCAGCCGGGCTGCTCATTGCCTAATGTTCCCATTATCCTTGCTTCGGGGAAACTGCGTCGAAACAGATTGGCTAGGCGCTCATCCACTTCGACCACTGCACCTTTTTTTACATCTCCAATTGCATCATACAAACACTCAGCGAACATGATCTGGTCGCCCAGTCCCTGCTCACCGTAAAAAACGACATCACCGCTGTCGCCAGGCATCCACCTGGGGGCGTATGCATGACGCTTCACTCGATCGCCGTGGCCTTCGCCTTTGTTCCACGCTTCCCAGCCTTTGCGGTAATCGCCCCGGGCTAAATGTACAAATGCCCAGTTCCAGTCCAGCTCGTGTGTATCAGCTGCTTCGTATTCGTCTTTAGTCATTTTTGCAAATGGCCTTATGAGCCATTCTGCAGCCTTGTCATGGTCGCCAATATTAAGATGCGCTAGTGCAGCGTTATTCGCGGCCTGTACGTTTTTTGGATTCTTCTTTGCTGCTGCTTCGTAGAATTGCAGAGCCTCGTTCCAACGCCCCATTGCCGCATAAACACGGCCTGCTTCATTTAACGTGAATTCGTTCTGTTCAATGCCAACCGCTTGGCTAAGAAATGCGTGTGCGTGTCCAAGGTTGCCGAGTTTAAGATACGCTGCGCCAAGTTTTACTGCCGCTTGCCAGTTATCAACATTAAGCGCTAATTCCTCGTCTAGCTGTTCAATTAAATTCATATGTGGCCTGAGCGTCTGCCAATTCGACCAGTTTGGACTCTGAGATATTTCCACTCTGGGTCATCAAGTTTTTTCATCAGCCGGTCACCGTGTTCGCGGTTATATATGTCTAACCCTTCCTGCAGCCAAAGATGCTGTATGCTCGGCGGTATGCGTGCAACTTCCCAGAAATGGTTTTCTGCATCTCTCCCGGCCTGCTCACCTTGGATGGATTTATTCGCATCCAAAATAACGTCGGTATGTTTATAGACGGTTTTAACGTGTTGAGTCTGTGTTTCGTCGTCATACCAAAACAGCTCCACTTTTGTATTATCTTCGTCGAGCGGTCGCCATTTTTCCATAAAACTTTCTCCCTATAAAAAGAGGGGGATCGCTCCCCCTCTCAAAGACAAATTAGGCTGTCGTTAAGCCTACGATCTTACCGTGCGCCTCGGGCGAAATTGGCAAAATTGAAAATTCAGCCACGATGCTGCGAGCGGTGGAGTCACCAGTCTTAGCTAATTCATAGCTTGTGTATGGTCTTAAGAAACCAACTTGGACCATGTCCATGTCGATTAACAGTCCAACATCAGATGATTGGAATCTGTTGCTTACGATCTTACATTTTGTTAATTGCAGCTCGCTAAACTACAACCACCGAAAAAACGGTGCTGACTATTTCTAGCCAGATCGGACTATATCATCACCCTTTGCAGGGGCTGGGCGCTTCGAGCCGCTTGGCTCTACTCACTTGCGTGATAGTCTCTGCACCTTCTATCTTGCGATAGCTTGGCTCAGGATTGTCTTCGTCTTTACGTTAAGAGTTTCCCTGAGTTCACCCAGTTATTGTCACTCTGTTACCAGAGGACGGGACTAATTTATCGAAAAATCCCAGCTGGACCACTGAAGTCCGAAATATACACACTCGCGGTTCCGAGCACCGAAGCTGTCGGTTTGGAACCTGTCTCGCGGTACAGATCAGCAATACCTGCGAAGGTACTTGCTTTCTGACGGTTAAACGATCCGACCATGAAGACATCAGCGTTTTCTGCGCCATTGTCGTAACACGTTTTGACGAGAGACTTGAACTTTGTCTCGTCGAGTGCTGCTGTCGCAGTTGGGGGCACAATCGTACCAGTGTCACCAGAACTCCAGCCGGGTGTGGTTGCAGAACCTTGAGCATCAGAATAAACGATGTTTCCAATGCTGCCAGAAATGTAGCTTTGTAAGGATCCAAGATTAGCAGCGGTCGATGCTGAGCCAGCACTTGAAGCCTGCTTGCCCATCATTATCGTTTCCATATCGCGCTTTAGCTCCTTCGAGCGTTTTGCCATCTGGAACGCGAGTTCTGATTTTGTCCCATATAGGTTAACCGCCTCGGTAGTTCCAGAAACGGCAGCTGTCTTTTTGACAATCTGCGTCCTGTTTGCGAGTCTGGTAACCGCTGGGCTTGCAGCGATTGTGTCATCGTCACCATCGAGGTGGGCATTGGACGCATCAGGCGCGGTAAGTGAGTCAGTCAGGAACTCATTATACCTTGCGGTAAGCTTGATTTCCTTAGCCATTGTTAACATTGGGGTGTCTAGGGGGCTTATATCCCTAATAGCATTTTGCACTGACTCTTCGCGATTTACTCGCGTCGACTCGATGACGGTGTTAGTAGGTGTAGCCATTTTAAAAAGTTCTCCATAGCTAGGTTAAATGATTTTGTCGAATACATCTGCCCATGCTTCATTGGTCTGGGCAGACCTCGCGGCATCACTAGCCTTGGCTAACTCGGATTTTGGTCTAGATTTAGGTCGTGCAGATCCCGGTTTAATAACTCTGGGTTTGCCTGCGACTTTCTTGCTCTTGACCTTTGGAGCGTTGGTCTCAAGTTGTATCATCCGCATGCCTTTGTACAGCATATGTACAAGTTTAGCATCTGACACCATAGACACATCTTTCGGATCGAAACCCTGTCCGACCAGAAAACGCGATAATTCATTTTTCTCAGCATCGTAAACTTTGGGATCAGCCCACTGCGGAATGAGCTCGGGAAGTCGATGAGCCTCTTGTTCCACTTTCTGTCTGAACATCTGCTGTTCACGCACTTGCTGTTGTTGAATTAATTTTTCGCGCTGCTCTTTTGCCATGCGATAATCACGCTCTATTTTTGGAGCGCCAATCGGGTCCTCTTCGTAGAGGTTTGCCCAATATTGTTCGTCTGGCTCAGACTGTGCAAACTGTGCAACTTGATTGACCTGCTCGCGAAGATAGTTTTCCACCTCTACTTTCTGGCGTTCAAACTCTCTTCTCTCGTCAGCCAACTCTTGTGTTTTGCGAGTATAATCCGATTGCCTCAAATAACTCCCAGCGAGATCCTCTTTGGTGGTCTGAATGGTTTCGCCGCTGCTCAGCGTAAACTCAATTACGCTGTCATCGGTTCCTTCTGACTCGGGCTCTTCTTCTGTTAGTTCTTCTTCGCTCTCGGTCTCTTCTTGTTCCTCAGAAGCTTCAAGCTCTTCGCCATCAACCTCTTCGGCCTCTTCTTCTTCAGCTTGTCCGGCATCTTCGACCGGGGCTGTTTCCTCTACCGGCTCGTCATCAGCCGACAGAAGAGCTTCAAACCTTTCCTCATCGGAAAGGACTGTTTCATCACTCATTTAATTTTCCCTTTTCTGAGGGGCCGCAGCTTGTCCTCGTTTTATGTCCAGCGGTCTTTATTACTAGCTAAAGAATCCGCTGCCTGCTTCGCGGCATTCTTGCCGTCAAAGATCAGCCGGTCTAAGTGCTTCCGCACCTTCCGTAAAACTTGTACCGCCATCAAACACCGAAGCCGGGCATCGTCATCCCTAGCTGGTGCTTCTATGGCTCTCTCAATCAATGCCTGTTCGTAGGCGTCAAAACATTCCTGCAGAACTGGATCATTTGCCAGACGGCTCGCGTCAGCTGCTGTCCACTCCGGCGATCTATCGTTATCCACTAATAATTCTCACCACCTTCATTTTCACCGCCTGCAGCCTCACCGCCGTCATTACCGCCGGATAAATCAACACCGCGCAGGCGAGAAATAATCAGCCTGTTTCGCGTTGCTTCGTCTAGAGGCTGCCCCGCTTGAGCGTGATTTGGTCCAAAAACTCCTTTGTCAATATATGCTATGTTGCCCTCAGCATCTGTCCAGTCAAAAGCATCTTGGAAGTACCATGGAACCCTTTCAGCCAAATCAAATGTACCGTCGCCCTTATCCTCAAAAGCCGTGAAGACAGACTGATGCGGATAGTCGCCAAAATTTGCATCAGATAGAGCCGACTGGTACTGCATCAGGTCGCTGACTGTAAATGCACCGTCGCCGCGGCCTGCGCCGGACATACCGGCTTCATTCGGCTCACCGCTTCCAGTGTAAATTCCAGATGGATTAATCGGAACAAACTGATCACCGATACGCTGATAACCGTCCAGAAGACCGCCGGCAAAGTTGGCAAGTGTGTCGCGGAAAGCAGGCTCCTCACCGCCGTCGAGAAGCCCTTCGGGAAGCACTGATTCCGGGCGGTAAATGAGAAGGTCTGGATTATAGCCAGACTGGATCGGGTTGAGATAAATTCCATCGATATTAAGAGCCATTTTTCTTCGCTTTCTTTTTGCGCGGTTTCGCCTTAGGCGGCGACTTTTCGTTTTTCAATGCCTGCGCGAAACGATCAACAATCGCTTCATCCTCAGGACTGCCAAATGAATCTCTAGCCATTATTCTCCCTAATCACTAACATTAATGTTGCCCTGTCCGTCACGGCTCCCGGCAATCATTTTCTCGCGTTCCAAATCACGTTCCATCTCAAGTTCATTCATTCGGAACATATGCCGGTTCGCCTCGATTTCTTTGTCAAGCTGAAGTTTCTGCGCTGCGATCTCTCGCTGTAACTCTGCTTTCAGTGCAGCTGTCTCTCTCTGAATAGTCGCCTCAAGGTCAGCCTTGTATCGTGCCAGCTCTGCCTCTTGTTGATTTTGATCACGCTGCAGCGCCAGCTTATCTTGAGCTTCTTTCTCTTTAACCTGCATCTCTGCCTGCATCTTCATTTGCTCAGGGCTGGGCGGTGGTGGTTGATTTGCCTGCTGCTGCATTGCCATCGAAGGATCGGCAAAGAACATATCAGGCTCAAGATCAGCTGCCTCAGCAAGCTTACGCAAACTCTGATAGTAGGCAGGCAAGGGTGCTAATGGATTTGCAATGCCCATCTGTGCCATAATCGCTTCTTGTTTCTGTGCGATAAAATTCAGCTTCTGAACCTGCTCTGCCTTTGTGCCAGTTCCAAGGGCCGTATTAACTCTAACCTGTAAATCAGCGGTCCATGTTCTAGGATCTACTGCCGCCCATGTCTTGCCGCGCAGCTTAACCACACGTTCATGGTCCTGATGCTGCAGCAGCATTTTATACGCCAACATTAATAACCGGGTGAACCCGCCGTTTGCCATAGACCGGCAAATCAACTCGATACGAGCTCGAGCCGCCATCGACTGTTCATCGACAGCTCGCGCCGTTTCACTTTGCAGCACATTGGCATCGAGACCTGCACCCATCTCCGTAATGCCGGTACGCCTCTGCAGCTGACCATCGATATATTGCAGCATCGGAAACGCCTGGGAGCCACTCCATTGCGTGTTCAACGGCAGAACCGCTGTCTGCGGATTGCCCTGCACGCGAATAATAGAGCCGGGGCTCTCACTCAATAAATCATCAAGGTCGGTGCGCTGTTCGTCTGTAATCAAACGAGGGTACAAAGAATGGTATAAACCATCCATCATTCCGCGCCAAAGGCTGGTCTTTAACCGCTGCAGATCTTTCACTAGATCGGCAAGCGAATAACCCATCAAACGATGAGGCCGTCTGATCGCGGTCAGCTCGGCAAACGGCAGAAAATTCACCGGCTCAATTTCTAAAACGGTCGTGTTGCTGTAACCGCCTAGGCAGGTGACACGATGCAGCTTTTCTCCGCTGCCGTCGTAGTCGCACCTAATATAAGCTTCACAGAGCTCAACCCGGCGCTGCTTAGGGTCAGTGTCGCTGTAACTGTCAGTCACCGTTGTGAGGTCATCGTAACGCTGCTCAAAGAGCATATTATAATCGCCGTTATATGTATCGGCAGACATAACCATGTCTTCATCGTAGCCGTCATCCAGCAAGCTTTGAACCGTGCGTAACTGCCTATGCGCAGCAAACGTCCATGTATGGTCTTTTTCATCGAGCGACCGGGCTCTCTTGTTCACCAAAAATTCTTCTGGCGGCACCGCTTCCCAGCATAACCGGGGCTTGCGTTTCGTATGCCTGATCTTGACCTCATGGGTCACCTCAACTTGTTGATCCTCGAGGGCAGCGACCATTGCATCCTGTTCGTTCAGCAATTGCGTTTCCGTAACGCCAAAAGCAGAGTGCTCCAGGACCTCAACATCCTCGTCCGTTATCAGCTGCTGAAGCTCCGCTTCCGACAGACCAGAGTAAACCTCGTCCATCGTCTCTTCGTTTTCTTCCCACCATAACTTGGCGACAGAAGTGCCGGTGATCAGGGCACTGCGCAGCCAGTCCAAAGTGATCCTGTAACCGTCACTGTCGCGCATGAGCACATGGTTGACGTAGTCAGTAGCCTGTTTTGCCTGTTCCTCCTGATCAGGCGAATTCGGCTCGAATATGCCGATATTTTCAGTGCTCAAAAATGCCCGGGCGAGCGCTGGCATACACTGTTCGACCTGCTCCAGAACCGATCGGTCCATAACCTTTGAACGGCCTTCGACCTCGTCGCCATAATATTCTCCCTGATATCTGGCAAGGTTGTCACTTCGCCTGGATGTGAGCTCGTCCATACTATCGCCAACCGCCTGCTGCAGGTGCGAGGCGACAATCTGGGCGACTTCATCTTTGTCTTTGTTAGCCATTGTTCTCCGCACACTTACATCTGGTTTTTGCGATAGTTTTGTGCAGCTCTTCCACACGTTTCATCAGCTCCGCGAGCTCTTCTTTAATCGTTCTATCGTAATCGCTGGTCATATGATCCAACTCCGATCTCTTCGCTTCATTTCCTGCCTAGGACGTGCCATTCTTAG